CTCGTTACCGATACCCATCGGGTGTGGTTAGCCACGGGCAGTGGAAGAAATTCTCACTTGCAGTCCGTAAGGAGCCGCCTTCGAAATCCCAACTGCGCGAGGCACAAGTGTACGTGTCCGCAGGTCTGGATACCCTGTCCAGATTTCCACGTGTGCTTGGGGACCCCAGCCCATTAGTCTCTTTCCAGCCCCGAGAAGGCAAAACTGTGCCTATGATCAGCCGTGACGTGCTCGACGAGAAATCGTCGCTACTGCGCCAAGCGCACCAGTTCTTCGCGTATAACCGGTATCCGAAGGAGATTGCTCCCCTTCTGGCCGCGGTCGCGGAGGGCACTAAGTACGTTAAGGAGATCGGCTGGTTGGCGCATTCCGAGGGATTGAAACCCTTCGGATATGTCGGCAACATCGGGCTCATACAAGAGCCCGGTCTGAAGCTACGTGCGGTGGCCAACCCTAACAGGGTTGTCCAGCAAGCGCTTCAGCCGTTAGGCAGAAGTCTGTTTAGGTGGCTGGCTACGCTTCCAGAAGACTGTTGTTACCATCAGGAAACTGGTGTGTACGACACGCAAGGGTGGTTAGCTCAAGGGAGGAAAGTCTACTCCTTTGATCTGAGCAATGCTTCAGATGTGATTCCTTTATCACAGCTAATTGGGATACTACGAGCAGTGAAATGCCCGGAATCCCACTGGATGCTCCTGTATCTGGCGGCCACGGGAACTTGGTTAGTCCCGTTAAAGTCGTCAGTGCGTGAGGCCGTTCAGCTTCGCTGGAGGCGCGGAACCCCATTGGGTCTGTTCCCTTGCTTCGCACTCTTCTCGATCTGGCACCATTGCCTTGTGAGGGGCATATGTGTCAAGACGGGGAGACTAGACTTCCCCTACCGTATACTGGGAGATGACATTGTCATCGCTTCACCAGAGGTGGCGGAAGAGTATCGACGCGTGATGGGAGTTATCGGGATCGACATATCCATGGACAAATCCATCGAATCGGACAAGGTTGCCGAATTCGCTGGGCGTGTCATCACGAGAGGAGCAATCCTCCATGGACTTAAGTACGGGGACGACACACTTGACAACTCGTTCCTTGAACAAGTTAAAAATTGCGGTCCACGCGTAATCCGATACCTGTTGCCTAAGCAAAGGCACGTTGCGAAGTGGCTTTCCTATGCCGCTCCGCCGGTTGGTTTCGGATATAATCCCGAGGGCATTTCCTATGGAGAGCGCCTTGCGCGAGCAATGGCGTGGGAGCTGTCTGCTCCCCAAAAGTCTTCAGCGGATTTGGTCGTCCAGATCCAAACGATCACTAGGAACTGGTACGCTCACGCGTACCGGGAGTCCCCG